GCCGCAGGAGCACTTTTATCGCTTAGTCCCTCTATAGACGAACCCTCAACAGAAACAGTATAATGGACTGTCGCAAATTTGTCTTCGGGTTGATAGCCGTCAGGTTCTGCACTATTCTTCTTAAATGTAACATTGCCCTCTTTGGGTGGTGCCGTATAGTTGTCGGGTTCTGTGCTGTCGTTAGTCCATATAACTTTACCCGTTGCAGTGATTTCACCCAACTTATTACCATTCAAATCGTTAATATCAAAACCGCCTGTATCTACATTAAATGTTATGGTAACTTGGTTGTTGTTGATTAATTCCTGTAGCTTTGAATCAGCCGTATCTAATACAGAAATATCGCCCTCGGCACTGACTTGTAATTGTACATTGCCTGCGTTATTTATTTCCTCGACAGCATTTTTTGCGTTCTCGATTGCAGACACATCACCGCTTGCGTCAATTTCAATATGTTTATCCTCAGGCAATAATCCCAAACTGTGCGCCAATGCGTCAACTTGCTCTGTGCTTAGTCCCAAATCGCCACCTAAACTTGATAGGTCTTTCACTAAACCACTTACATCACCCGACGCTACAGCCTGTTGAATATCAGAAAAACCGTTTTTCATTAATGCGGCTTTCGTGACTATTTCCTCTGACGTTAGTCCGATTTCTTTACCTTGTTTGACAAAATCATTTACAACAGCGTCTAATGCGTTATTATTAATTGCACCTTGTAGGTCTTGAAAACCGTTTTTAAACAGCGCTATTTGTGCGGCAATGTCTTGATTTTCAAACCCCAAATCGGTCATAGTTGATTTGATTTGTTTACATACATTATCAACTGCAATACCGCCACTTTCAAAGACTTCTTGCATATTCTTGAAACCGTTTAAGTTCATAGATTCCGATGTAACCACTTCCGCTACAGCTTGTAGTGATTCACGACCGTTATTTGCACGTTCGTCCATCTTTTCAATGCTTGTACTGATTTCGTTATATGCAGCTTTTATATTGTCAACCTGCTTTTGAACGTCTTTCATTTCTCCGAATGAAAACTTCTGACCTTGCATTTTTTCATATGCCTTTGAAAATTCACTGTCGGTCATTTCATTTACAAACGCATCTCTCGCTTGTATGGCTTTTTGGCGTCTTTCTTTGTCACCGCTTGCATACGCCGCAGTCATTTCTTCTTGCAGTTGTTGGTATTTTTCTTTAACATCAGTTGCTTGTTGCAACCACCCACGCATTTCTTCTTTTTGATTTTTGTAGTCCATACCGTAGGAACTACCTTTTTGAAGTGCGTTGTATCCCTCTGATACTGCCTTTTGTGCCTTTTTGCCTGATGTTAAATCCAATGCGTCTTTAATTTCGTTCGCACTGTCTTTGGCGTTTGAAACCGCCATTGCAAGTGCGGTGTCAAATTCGCCCGTATCAATCATTAATTTTATGGTATCATCATTTGTAGTCGCCTTGATTTCCTGCATAATGTCGTTTATGCGGTTTTTAGCGCTTTCGAGTTCTTCGGGATTTAATGTACCGCTGTTGATTGATTCGTTTAGTTTTTCGTATTCACTTCGCAGATTTTCCAAATGCGAAACTTGGTTGTCTGCGTCTTGCCACTGAGAATATAATTCCTTGTAGCTTTGACCCAATTTTGCGTTGTTTTCAATAGCCTCTGTAACGTGGTCGGCAACAACCTTATACCCTGCAACAACCGCCGCAGGCGCTAATACTGCACCGAATATCGGCGCTAATGCAGAAAATGAACTGCCTAACCCCGCAGTCGATACTTTTATCGCTGACGTTGCGTCTGCTATAATAGGCAATTTATCGCTGATTACTCCTAATCCCTCAACAAAATCGCCTGCACCCTTAATCACTCCGACACCGACTTTTGACAATGCACCTAAAGCAATGACCGTAGCACCCGTATTAACAACAGCACGTTTTTGTTCGTCTGACATTTGCGACAATCCTTTTGCAAAATCGGCTACTGTGGTGCTTGCGTCTTTTATTGACGGCAACATTGTTTCGCCGATACTTCTTGCCGCTTCAACAATATTGTTTTTGGTAACTGACAACTGTGACGCAGTTGTTTCAGCCTTTGCGTCAAACTCGTTCTGCAATGCAATGTTTTCGTTCCATGCTGTATTTGAACGTGTTACCGCCTCGGTGATACCTGCCTCGCTGTTTGCCAAACGTAGTAACGAATCACGCAAACGCACTTCGGTAAATCCCATATCCTGCAACATACTGATTGCGTTTTCACCTGCACCGTCGGCATTTTGTAGACCTTTGATGAATGCGTCTATCGCCTCGGCAGGAGATGAATCGAACAAATTCTTAAATTCTTCTGTTGTCTTACCTGTGATTTTAGCGAAATTCTCTAATTGTACACCCGACGAAATCATTGAATTTAGTTCGGTGCTTGTGTAGCCTAAACCATCAGCCAATGACTTGAAGTCCTTGCTGTTGTTTGCGGATAGCAGTTGCAAATCTCTTAATGACATTCCTGTTTTGTTCATAACGTCATTAACCTGTGTGTAACCGTTTGTAGTTGCCATTTGCATAGCAATCATAGCCTTACTGAACGCACTACCGCCCATTTCAGCTTCTATACCAACGCTTGACAACGCGGTTGCTATACCTAATATATCAGCTTGACTTAGCCCGATTTGTGTACCTGCACCCGCTAAACGCATAGACATATTAGCTATATCCGATTCTGTTGTCGCGAAATTGTTACCCAAATCAACTATTGAACTTCCCAAACGGTCAAAATTTTCTTGGTCCATTTTTGTAACGTTTGCGAACTTTGCGAGTGTTGCCGCACCCTCTTCGCCGTACAGGTTTGTAGCAGTGCCGAGCATTGCCATTGTTTCAGTAAATTTAGATATGTTTTCAGTCTTAATACCCAACTGACCGCCTGCCGCCGCAAGTTCGGTTAATTCTGCCGTTGTTTCAGGAATGGCAGAATGTCCGTTTATTCCGACAGTCGTCATATCTATAATCTCTTGCCTAATCTTTTCAAGCTGTTCAGGTGTACCGTCAACGGTTTTCTTTACATTTGCAAAATTATCCTCAAAATCTATCGCAAACTTTGCACTTGCAACACCTCCCGCGGCAAGTGCAGTCGCCGCATACTGTAACGGCTTAGTTACAGTATCTATACCCTCACCGACTTCTTTCCACCGCTTACCTGTATTCTGTAGGTTCTGCGCCTCATCTGCACGTTCAGCGGCTTTTAAGCCTTTCTCGTATTCCTCGTATTGCTCCGTTGCTTTTTTGACGGTTGCTTGTGCGTCGGTATATGCCTTTTTACTTCCCGACAATGCCGCCTCTTGCGTACGAATAGAATCGGATATACTTTGACTTTGCTTTGTGTATGCCTCAATCTCGGTATTTACCCAATTCAATGCCTTTTGGTTATCTTTGTATGCAACACTGTTTTTGTCAAGACCTTTGTTCGCCTCTGTCAGCAACCGTTTTTCATTTGAACGCAAAGAAATTTGTTTGTCTAATTCCGTTTTTTGCGCTTTCAGTGCCGTAACATTTTTATTTACAGACTTGACGTTATCCTCATACGCTTTTTTTGTATTCGTCAATGCCGTACGGCTTGTTTGCAAGGTGGTTTGTGCGTCTTGCATTTGCTTTTTATATGCCGTAAGACCTTTTGTACTTGTATTATTATTTTTGCTTTGCGTCTGCTCTAATTTTGACAATTCACTTTCAACACTGCTTATTGTCGCCTCTAAGTCGGACGCGTCGCCCCTTATTCTTACTATTAATTCCGCCGCGTCAGCCACTACAAATCACCTCACTACATTCCATAAAACATTTTTAAATACGGGTCGTTTCCTGTATAGACCTCTTCCGTATCATCTTCCAAATCGTCTATCATTTTAAACAAAACAAACGGATTTTGCTTTGATATTACATTCGGCAATAACCCTCTTTGCCTAAACCAATCTGCGTACAAAGTACGCAGTGGTTGGCTTTTTGAGGAATTACTGCCCTTTACTCGTTTTTTGTTGTCAACGCGTCTATATAGAATTTCCATAATTCCATACATAGTCTTGAATGTGTGCCTACATCAATGGCATCAATAATATCCTGCGTTGCGTCCGTTCCCTCGAACATATAGTCCACCGCCTCTCGGCAGATATTTAACGGTCCGTTTTTATTTTCATCGTTATGTGCGTCATTAATAATACACATTGCCTCAAAGTCGAACGGCTTTGAAACGTATTTTTTATTATCGTGTTTAAATGTTAATGTGTGTTGCATAATATTCCTCCTAATTCATTGCATACAAAAAGCACGCTATATGCGTGCTTGACATACATTTTTTATTGTGTTATAATTTAGATATAAGAGGAACGGTAAACAGCCGTTTCTAATACATTAGTTTATATTTAGTGTAGAAAATATTTTCTACCCAAATAACCGTCCTATTGCGTTAGGGCGGTTATTTCTTTAATATCCATACAATAAGCAAAATCAATACAAGTTGTATTGTGGTTTCACTCATAATATTTCCTTTCCGAAACAGAGCCGCCACCGCTCTCCATATATCAAGGCTTTTCAGCCTATTTTTATTCTACACTATACCTCATATAATGTCAAATTACGTTTATTTTACAGTGCTTTCTTTACAGGATAGTAGTTCATATCCTTAAACCAGTTTTCTTCAAGTTCTGTCTTTGTAACGCCCTCCGGCAAATCGCTTTCGTCAAAATATGCGTAATAGTTGTTGTCAAAATCACGTTGTACGGCTGTGTATGTAGCCTTTGCAGTTTGCTTTTCAGGCGCACCGCTTGACGCTTTTGTTTTACCTCCGACGTTTGACGCAAAGCTGTATGAACCCTTGTAATATCTCACATAACGGTATGAGCCGTCGGATTTCATAATTCTCCACGCAACACCGAAATAAACGGTTTTTGTATCGTTGCCCACCTCAACAACGCCGTCTTTTTGTGTCAGTCCACGCCACATTGAATCAACTTCCGGTGGAATATCGGCATTTGTGATGTCGTGACCTAATTTTTCAATGTAGTTTGATGTTTCATACGCACCGTTATCGGCATCAAAAACATCACTGCCGCCTGCGTCTGTCGGTGCAATTTCGACAGTACCTCTTAAATTATACGGGTCACCATATGTTGCGCCCTCTGATGTGTCTGTTTTAACTGCGAAAAATGTGTACTTGTCCACACCTATTGTAGGTAGTGGTTTTCTTTTCTCTGTATTTGCCATAAATCAATCATTCCTTTCTACTACTTTCGTAAATCTCATTGTCCTATGTTTTATGCTTTTATCATCGGGATTTGGTACGTCCATTGTCATTTCGTGATAATATTCATTATCAGTCAACAATTTATATACCCTCTCCGACAATTCAAAACACGTTTGCGGATAATCGGCGTAAATATCAATCTGAACAGTCGTATCATTCGTAACAACCGTATTGTCATATGACATTGAGCCTTTGTCCGTTAGTGTGTAATATGCTATTGCAGGCAATTTATTAAAATTATCGGGATATGCAAAACATACACTTACACCGTCTATTTGTTTTAAAATATCCCGTAATTCCAAACCAATATCAAACACCGTACCCCTCCTTGAATTTTGCGATTATCTCGCTGATGTTATTTTTCAGTGCAGGGACGAGGAACGGCTTTGGTGCTTGACCCGACGTTGTGTAAAATCGACCGCCACTGTAATACGTCCAGTGCCTTTTTGACGTATGCGAAACAGATTTGTCGCCCTTTGAGCCTGTGCCGAATTCGACATAAATACCGTAATCGGCAGTCGGACCGATTGCAACACTGTCACCGTCCACTTGGCTTACGATACTGCCTTTTAATCGCCCTGTTGCAACAGGACAGTTTGCCACTGCGTGCGCTCTTACGACTTCACCCGCCATTGCCAAACCTCGCTGTATTTTATCGCCCGACGCATACTGTGTCAGCTTGTCAACAACGTCGTCTATCCCCTCGATTGAAAAATTCATTTCAGCCTACTCCTCTCAAGCATTGCTACCAAACCGCTGTCCCATTTCTGCACATATGTTATATCATATATGTCGCCGTCATATTCAACCCTGTTACCGACCTTTACGTCGTCTGACATATCGCAGAACATACGCATTTGACATTCTATATCTAAACCGTATTGCTCTCTTGCTCTGCCACCGCTGTACGGTTGTACATCGGCTTTGATTTCGGACAATACAGTCTTTTCGGTTTTACCTGTATAGTCATCAATTTCATATTCTGCGATTATAACAGTTTTATCGTAAAAATCACTGAATACTGATGTCACTCGGAACACGCCCCTTTCGTTTACGGAACGGGTCAAGGCGTTTATAATAGTTGCTGAAAATCTTATCGTTGTCGGTTTCGGTATATGTCACGGAACGTTCGCCCTCACTTATGCTCTTGACTACTTCGGGACTTTTACTGTCCCCGTAACCTTTCGCCCTGTACATATCCGCCGCAATCTTCGGAACAAGGCTTTCAAGCTGACGTGGCAGTACATCAATATGACAATACGCCATAATCATATTAACCGTGTCCTCAATCAAAAAGGACAACAAGCTGTCTTGCTCGTCGTCCTTAATTCCCAACAACATTTTTAGTGTCCCCAACTGTTCCATATTATTCACCGCTTACAACGTCGGCACTGCCCGACTTTCTCGCCTTGCCGTCTGCGGTAACTTCCGCAACTGTAATCTTGTGACCGTTTGTCGCAGTGATTTCGTCACCGTTGTTAAACTCTGTCCACTTCGACAAATCGTCGTCATATGCAACGCTTGGAGCGGTGCTTGCGGCAGTCTTGTAAACCAACTTGTGACCGCCGATAGGCTTTGGCGATACCGTAATAACAGTGTTGCCTGTTGTGCCTGCAACCGATTCAACTGTCAATTCGCCAAGTGTCGGAACACCGTTCTTAAATGCGGCAAATGCGTCGTCCTTAACCACAAGGAAACCTAAACGCATAGTAGCTTTGATTGCAACCATATCTTGCTCTGCAAGTGATAGCGGTTTACCGTCACTGTCAAGAGTGCCTTGTAGTGTAGCCTCGGTAAGAATTTCGTAATTGATACCTGCACGCATACCGACAACGGCATACTTGAAGTTACCTGTGATAATATCGGCACGTTTGTTGTCCCACGCCCCGTTACGCACAAATTCGATAGGCTGACCGTACAGCTCACCGCCTGTTGTACCGTTGACATATGCGGGTGCGCCGTTTGCGTCACGCAATTTTCTAAGCATATTCTTAACACCGATACGACCGATAAATCCCGACGGGTCATAGCCGTTTTCTTCAATTATTGACATTGCGTCAGATATAGCAATATCAATATTTGTGTTGTCTATAACAACCATATGCTTGCTGTCTATAGCGTTCATAATGTTTGTCTTGAACGGCGAATTTGTACCGAAAATGCACGCCGCGTCAATCGCTCTGTAGAATGCCTCTGCGATTTCCGGCTTTAGTTCCTCAAATACGCTGATAGTTGTATCTTCCAACTTCTCTTTTGTTACCGGAATAATAACGGCTAACTTCTTCGCCTCGATTTCAGGGTGAATCCAAGTAGCACCGCTTGTCCTAATTCTCTCACCCTCACCGACCCAGTAAGCACCCGGACCGTCTGTAAGTACGTTAAACTTCTTTTTCTCGTGTTTCATTTCCTCGACTTTCGCCATTCTTAAAACACTTGAACCCCTTGTCACCATTTTGATGATTTCTGTTGCTTGCTCGACAGGCACAAAACCTGTCAATTCATTTTTTAAATAACCCATTTATTTCACTCCTATCT